GCCCGATAGTCCCCAGACCACCGGAGCACCCCGACATGACCACGACCCTGACCCGCACCGCAACCCCACCCCAAGTCGACCTGGACACACGGCTCGCCATCACCGACGCCGCCATGTCCCTCCGCCTGGAACAGGCGCTGCTCCGCTTCGACGTGGACACAGCCCACCTCCCCAACCCGCCGGTTGTGGAGCTGGAGTTTGTGGATCTGCCCGCCCTCGCCCCGAAGCCCGAGGGCAGTCCGCTCGCCGCCGTATTCCTCGGCGCCATCCGCATCATTCGCGAGCGCGGATGGACCCGCGGCGGCCTCCGAGACGAGCAGGGCGCCGTGTGCGTCGTCGGAGCCATCCGGGCTGCTGCCGGCCCCGACCGTGGGCTCGCCGACAACGTCTGCGCCCGCCTCCTCGACGTCATTCAGCAGCACTTCCAGGCAGACACCGTCCCCTCGTGGAACGACGCCCAGACCAGCCCCGGCACCGTCATCCGCATGCTCAGCACCGCCGCCAACCTGCACTGAAAGGAATCCGCATGTTCACCGGAAAGCCCGGAGACCTCCGCCGCCGCGAGTAGCAGGCCGCCGAATACGCCGCACAGATCGCCGGCCTCCTCGCCCGCATCGACCAGCTCGGCATCGGCACTGTCACCCCCCGGCCGGATCAGCGGCCCCGGCTTCACCATCCGCGGCGGCAACGGCCGCTGGACAGTCCAGACCTGAAAGGAACGTCATGCCCGACTTCCCTGCCCAGATCACTGACGGCAACGGCGACACCTGGGAGCCCACTGCAGGCCCCGGCCGCCACGGCGAACCCGTCTACTACCCGACCACCGGCCCCGAAAGCTGGTCACTCACCCCCACCGAGATCCGCCAGCAGTACGGCATCGGCAGCACCAAGGGGCGCCTGTGACCTGGAACCCGGACGAGAAGCCCGGCCGTGACGCCCGCGACGGCGATAGCCGACGACCCCAACCCGATGGACGCCCCTACCAGGGCACCGCACCCGGCGACTTCCACACCAACGGACGCCGCCCCGACCCGCCGATAAGCCGCGGCGAAGACACCCGCATGCACCGCCGAGCCCGCGTCACTGCATCCTGAAAGGACACATCGTGCCCAAGCCCACACCGCAGCAGATCGCCGAGGCCGGCCGCCAGCTCCAGCGCGGTGGCGTCCTCGGCCGCGGCAGCAGCAAGCTCGCCGACCAGCTCATAGAACAGGCACAGAAGGAAGGCCTCGACACACAGGAAATCGCCTTCCAGATCCTCGGCGCGGCCGGTGACCACGAACCGCGCTGGTACGCCCGGTGAGCCGCCTCTGGGTCGGCAGGATGCGGACCAGCCTCCTGAACGACCAGCAGGTCCGCCCCACCGAATATCGCAAGTGGGCCGACGCGCACCGAAGGTTCGAACGGCGCGAGAAGGATCGAGCCATCGTCGAACAGCTCAAGGAATCCATTCCGCGGGACGGCCTCAAGAAGCCCCTCATTATCGGCGTCAATGACCGCTATCCCGACGACGCCTACGTCGCCGACGGTCACCACCGAGCAGTCGCCCTCATCGAGCTCGGCATCCACGACTTCCCGTTCACCTGGTACTGGATCCGAAGCTGGGGCGTACACCACGAACGCCAGCCATACCCAGACCACCTTCCCCGCTGAACACCACATGAGGAAGACAGAAGGCCCCGACCGTTCAGGTCGGGGCCTCACCCATTTGCTAGGGATTGTCAGTGCCTGGTATCAAGATGCCGACATGATCAATGTCGCCGTGAAATGCGGCTGCTCACGATTCATGTCCACCGACGGCTCGGCGGGACGCAATGCCTTTCGCTGCGGGTGCGGAGCCCGCGTCCGCATCAACGAACAGGTAGCACCCGTCCGACGCTGCTCCTACGGCGACTGTCGCACCGTCGCCGTCACCAAGGAACCACTCCGCTTCTGCCTCGAACACGAGAAAGCCGCAGCCAGCATCCTCGGACCCATGGCCGGCGCCCTCGAGGTCGAGCGCTTTCTTAACTCGAGCCGCAGCACACGGCGCCGCCAATTTGGCGACCGGATCAGAGCCCCCAGGAGAGTCGCTAGGCATGCACCCGTCGTGTACTACGTGCTCCGCAGCGGACTCATCAAGATCGGCACCAGCACCCGGCTCCGGATGCGCGCAAGGGAGCTCGAAGCCGAGAAGGTTCTCGCTACCGAACCGGGCGACGAAACGATCGAGCGTCAGCGCCAAAGACGGTTCAAGCACCTCCACCACCATCACGAGTGGTACCTCCCCGGCGATGACCTGCTTGCGCACATTGACGCTCTAGTTCTCAAATACGGCCCACCGTTCCTGTCTTGATCGCCAGACTTGCGGCATGGCACTCGAGTTGAGATACAGCGGCGAGGACAAGGACATGACGTTCGACGAGCTCGCGGCGTTCGTGGAACAAGCCCGGTCGAATGGCGTTGACGGCAGCAGGAACGTGTACGCCGAACTGTCCACGTCGGGAAAGGTCAAAGTGCTCATCGTCAGCCTTGGCGACGACGACTGAACAGCCGGCCCCTACTGCGCGACGAGGCCCCGGACCGTCTGGTCCGGGGCCGTGCTGCGTTCAGCGCGTGCAATCCAGCCGTGACCGAACCGGGCCGACGGCCACAGAGTCGGACGGGCCCCGAGCCGCTCGCACAGTTCATCGAGAGCCGCCCGGCACTCCGCCTCGGTCCTGCCACGCACCATGTAGCTCACCGCCATGAACGGCAGTCTGCCGCCTACGGGGGAGTGGTGGTGCTGGAATCAGTCGAAGGAGGCTACCGCTGCCTGGTAGTCGGGATGGTCGGAGTATGGGAGCGCCATCTCCCGCACCGTCTGCTTTACGAAGTGCGTGAGGCGCGGGATGCCGGCCAGTAGTTCCTCCTCGCAGCGCACCAAAGTCCGAGCCTTGGCGTCGATTTCAGCGAGATAGCGGCGAGGTTCCAGGCGGTGCATGTAGAGGGCGATTTCGCGATCAACGCCGGACACGACGCGATCCGTGTCGTCCGTACTTTCACGGGACGGATGCGCGGACCAGCCCGACGGTGCGAGTGACAAAGCGGCCGACGCTAACGCGCGGTCCTCCGCGAAGCGGGCCCGCAGGAATGCCAGCAGGTCGGCGGTCATGCGGACTCCTCAGTCTTCTTGCTGATGCCTGGGCCGCCGACCTGTTCGGCTGCGCGGGTGGGCTGGGTGTTGCCGGGCCAGCGCAGGTGCCAGCGGATGTACTCGCGGATGAGGCGGGTGCGGTTGCGGTCGCCGACGGCTTTGCCGAGGGCTTCCCACTCGTCGTCTGGGATGCGGAGCGGGCGTAGGGGGGTGTGCCCTTCGGTGTTCTGCTTGGCCATTGGGCCAGCGTAGTCCTGTATATGCATGAGTTTCACTCTAGGGGTTGCCGTGTATATGCACTAGGGGCTAGCCTATGTATATACACAGAGCGACCCGAGAGGGAGTCCCGATGATCCGCACTGCCACCCGCCGCCAGGCCATCCGCGCCGCACTCGGCACCGCCAAGGCCCTCGGCTACCGCTGCCTCTCCGGCATCGTCGCCCTCCTCGTCGACGCCGGCGAGCTGATCCGCACCGGCGACGTCCTCACCCGCCTCGGCGCAAGCGACCTCAAGGACGGCTACCAGTCCTGGTACGGCCGCCACGTGAAGAAGGCCTACGTCGCCGCCAACGAGCAGCAGCCCCTGATGGTCTGGGCGCGCCACCGCACCACCGGCCGATGGATCCACGTCGCCGTGTACAGCCCCTTCGACATCGCCCTGTACGTCGGACTGGCCAGCTACAAGCAGACCAAGCACCTCGCCCGCGCGGCCTTCTACCAGGCCGCGTACACGGAGGCCGCCTAGACCAACTACACGGCGCACCAGACGACCCGCCTCACCACCAGCATGCAGATCGGCCCCCGTACCCACGAGATGGAAAGCCACGTCCAGCACTGCTGGCGGCGCCAGATCAACGGGCGCACGTACTCGTTCGTGCACGTCAAGGTCTCCCGCCTCGGCCACCCGTGGATCTCCGTGATCCGCGAGGAGCCTGACGGCACAGGCGCCAGGGTTCGCTGCACCTGCAGGCGCACCGACTGTGATATTGCCGATCGCCTGGACGTTGCCCCTGTGGCGCAGGCCGACGGGCGCGTCACGGGCTTCGGCCGGGATGCGGACTCGGAGGAGCTCCGCCGGACACTCCCCGGCCGCGGCACTATCACCGTGCGCCAGTTGCAGGAGTACCTGTGACCGCCTACCCGATCGGTGTCGAGGTCTCGTGCGACGGGCCCGACGAGCAGACCGACTGCCCGCAGAGCGCGGCGATCCGCGCCCGGTTCGCGTCCAGGACCGCCACGCAGGTTCGCGCAGACGGCCGTACCGACGGATGGACCACCCGCCGTCGTGCTGGCCACCTGCGAGACCTCTGCCCGCACCTGCCAGAACCCCGACTGACCTCCGGGCCTTGCGACAGGAGATCCCGATGTTGAACCCGATGGTCCAGTGGACCCCCGGCATCGCCGTCCGGTACCACGGCAGTCTGACCGGCCTCCACGGCACGTACCAGGCGTACCCGTGTTCCTGCCTCAACTGCGACGACCCGGTGTTCGGGACCGCTCGGTTCAAGCTCCTCGACGAGCGCGGGAACATCGCGGTGACCTGTGTCCGCCCCAGGTCGCTCACGCTGACCACCGGCGACCGGCCGTGATTTCCGTGCCGCGCCTGAACGTGCCGGTGCCGGACGGGATCGCGTCTCGTGTCGGCTGCCAGTTCCCGCCCCACGTCCAGGCCGCGGTCCGGGAGGCGGCAGACGCCACCCGCCGGCTGGGCTTGTGCCGTGGGGCACGCTATGAGGAAGCCCGCCAGTACGCGTTCGCCGACCTCGCCCGCGCCAACAAGCGCCTGGCCGCCCACGATCCCCGCCTCATTCACACCTGGTCAGACCTACCCAACCAGCGATAGGAGCAGCAATGAAGACCGTCCCCGATGCGGACCGAGTCGTGGCCTACAAGGATCCGCAGAACGCCCGAGTCCTGCTCTGCCGCGAACACGGCGAGCGCTGGAAGGGCGTCTACCCAGTCAACTCCGAGGAGCTGCCCGACGGCGGAATCTGCACATTCGGCCGGCTGTCCAGCCTCGAATGTGGTCGGGACGTGCTCGCATGACCGCCCTCGACTTGTCGATGCCGATCGTCGTGACCCGGCACCAGTGCCCGCACTGCCGCCGCTACACCCGAGCCCGTCGCGACCGCGTCGAGCAGCACATGGCCCGCTGCTGGCAGAACCCCGCCGCGCGAGGCTGCAAGACCTGCCGCTGGCACCAGGAAGAACGCTGGTCCAGCCACCAGTGCCACCCCGGCCACGACTGCGGATGCGACTCCTGGCCCGAAGCCTGCTGCCACGAAGACGGACCCAAGCAACTGGACCAGCCCATCATCAACTGCGAGTACTGGGAGCAGCGATGAGACCCCGCACGATCTGGTCGCCGTTCGCATGCCGCTGGTGCGGCGAAGAGCGAAGCCACCACGGCCGGTCCTACGTGAGATCCAAGGGCATACACGGGTGGGAGCAGCCGACACCAGCACAGGTACTCGCCCGAATGCGAGCACGCCGAGCCAGGAGGAACACCCCATGACCCCGCCGGCACCACTCCCACCGTGGGAGGAGACCACCGCCGAAGCCAAAGCGTGGGACCGTGACTACTGGGAGCGCGAGGACGACGATGGCTGACTCCCGTGACTCAATGTGGAACCTGTTCGCTGCGCTCGACAAGGTCATGGACCACATCAACGCCGAACGGGAACGCGAGCGCCTCGAGCGCTTCAACCACCCCGATGCCGTCGCTCGGCGCCAGGCCCGCTCCCGCAAAGGCTGGGAAACCCGAAAGACGCGCGAAGCCGAGGAACAGCGCCGACAGGACGACCTCGACAACCTCCCCTGGACCCGCGAGAACCGCTGCCCCGGAATGGACATCCAGCCCGCCACCGGCAGCGAGGTCTACTGCTGGCAACCCGACGACCACGGCGGGGACTGCGACGACGGCACCGGCCACACCTGGAACAGCGAATGACCAACCCGAACGGTTGCCGCTGGTGCGGCCTCGACCAGCGGCCCCACTTCCAGCAGTGGAAGCCGTCGGCCGGCTGGCACCAGTGGCAGCAGCCCACCCAGCAGCAGATCAAAGACCGAATGCTCGCAAGGCGAGCCGAAAGGAAATCATGAACCTGAACCGCGAACCAGCCACCATCGCACGAAGTGCCGCCGAAGAGATCCGCGCCCTCAACCATCGCACCATCAACGGCAACGCCTTCGAAGAGCCCTCCGACATCTACCGCACCGTCGGAGAGATCAAGCAGGCCGTCTGGGGCATGCCGCAGGCCATCGAACAGATCTGGGGCGAACTCCGCACCATGAGGGACGCCGACACCATCCGCATGGACAACGGCGCCAATGCCGCCGAGGAGGTGGAGAAGTCCCAACAGGAGCTCAACGAAGCCCGCCAGCTCCTCGACCAGGCGGGCAAGGCACTGGACCGTGCGACTAGCGTTCTCTCCCACATGGGAGGCCAGTGGTGAGCGCCAACAAGCCCGCAGACCTCCGAGCCCGACGCCTCGCCGAAGCACGGCAGCGCAACGCTCACGAAAGCATCAGCTACATCCCAGCCTGGACCGACCTCAGCACCGAGGAGCGCGAGCAGTCCATCCACGAAGCAGCTAAGTGGCTGCGCGCCGCCGTCGAAGCCGGAATCGCCCCGGCCGTCGAACGGCCCACGCCCGAGCGCGACGCTGTCTGGCTCGACTCCTACGGCCAGCTGTGGGGCGAGTACCAGACCAGCCCGTCCTCCCACGGCGATGCGATCCTCCGCCTCGTCTGGGCATCCGAGCAGTGCAGTTCCAAGCAGGAGATCGAAGCCGAGGGCGTCGAATTCCGGCTCATCGGCTGGAGCGAGTAGCCATGACCGCCGACCATCCGAACGTGAACCTGGATAGGGAGACGATCCGCCGGCTCCTTGCCGAACATCGGGAGCAGACCACTGGCGACGAACTGATCGTCTCTCGACCCGGCGGCGGATGGATCGTCATCACCGCCAGTCATGTCCTCCCGACCGGCACCATCGACCAAGGCGCCAGCACCGACGACTGCCTGACCATGTACGACCACGACCTGGAGCAGTGATGGGACAGTCCACGAACGCGATGCTCGTCTACGGGTACAACCTCGGCGGCGAGGAAGGATGGGAGCTGGAAGGCTGCGGCGAGTACGGTGAGCTGCCCGCCCTTGACTGGTACAACCCTGAGGACGTGGACGGCGACGACTTCCAGTCCGCCGCCGAACGCCGCCTCCTCGCCGAGCTCGCAGGCTTCACCGAGGAGTGGAGCAGGGAGAACGAGGGCTACTTCGAACGCGAACGTGCTGCCAAGACCCGACTCGGCGTCGAGTTCGACACCCACTGCTCCGGCAACTACCCCATGTACCTGCTCGCGGCCAAGGTCATCACGGTCCACCGGGGCTCGGTGAAGGAGGTCGACATGGCCGACCTTGCCGTAGCGCCTGAGATGAACGGCTGGAACGAGAAGCTGTCCGCCGCGCTCCAGGCCCTCGGCATCGCGCCCACCCAAGCTCGGCCCCGCTGGATTCTCTGCTCCTACTGGGGATGAACACCACCAAGGCCCGCCTCGATTGTGAGGCGGGCCTTTCGCATGCCGTCAGTCCATGAAGCTGCCGTCACGGCGGCGCTGATGCCGCGAATCCAGATGCTTGCACTGCGGGCAATGCCGCATGAACCCTCGCTTAGCCATGAACGTCATCACCGACAGGTGCATGAGTCCGCATGCCAGGTGCTGACCCCACCGCGGCACCGTCGGCATCGTGCACGTCCGGCAATCCCTACAACCGCTCCCCATACCGGCGCCCCTCCCAGATCGCAGGTCGCTGACTGTAGAGGCAACACAGCCTCCTGGGCAGACTCTCGAAGAGAATCAACCCCAGGAGGTGATCAACCGCCATGGTGAGACAGCACGCCACAGTCCGCTCGCAGGCCCAATGGCGATGGATGCACGCCACAAAGCAGCGCTTCGCCCACAAGTGGTCCCGCGCCCGCAAGCGCAGCTACGGCAAGACAACCGGCTACCGCAGCCTCCCCGCCCGTCGAGGAGCCCGCCGCCGTTAGGCGGCTTCCTTCTCTTCTGGCGAGCCCCCGCCCCTCTGCTCGTCGTCCAGGCCTTCGTCGGCGCCGGCTTCGACGTCGTCTTCCTCGGCCGGGCCGTCGTCCTCTTCGTCCAGGTGTCCGCCGCGGGCGTTGAACGGGTCACCAGCCGGGACCGCGTGCGCCTTGTCCTCGCGGATCCGCTGGACTTCGGCCGCGATCTCCGTGTCATCCCACTCCGGATTGAGGCGGCGCACCTTCATCCAAGTGGAGATCGCGCCAGCCGACTCCAGCAGCGACAGCGCCCGTGCTGTGGCCTCCGGGTCCGGCTGTATCGCGTCCGGCCATGACGCCGTCAGCTCCACGGCAGGGTCGACACCCTTCGCCCCACAGTGCTTCACGTCCACCATCATCATGGTCGTCAGCCGCTCCAGCAGACCCGGCCGCTCGTACAGAATCTTCAGGCCACGGGTCGTCAGCGACTCCTCCTTGCGGGCAGCCACCTCGGTCGCAGTAACCGCCACCGTCCCTTCGTCGCCGAACGACTGAGCGCTGTACCCGGCGCTGGACAGGATCTGCCGACGGAGTGCCTTGCACGTCATCTCATGCTCCTCGACACGGATGTCGAACTGGACTTCCTTGATGGAAGCGGCGTCGCCGCCCTCGTCGAGCATGTTGAGCTGCATCAGCACCTCCCTGTCCAGGTCGAGGACGCCACCGAAGCCTGGGCCGTCCGTCTCGAGCATCGACTGCGGAACCAGCAGCCGGGCCTTTCCCAGGCGCAGGTCCCGCATCCACGACGTCCAGCTCTCGTCGAGGGCGTCCATGATGGGTTCGACGCCGGCGTAGTCGGAGCGGCCGAGCGGCTCAGTGTTTGGGATGCCGTGCCACAGCCGGTTGGGGAGAATATTCGGGGTGTGCGAGATGAGCAGCCGGGAGATGCCCGTTGCCTGCTTGCCCTGGGCGTTGACCCGCTTCACCAGGTATTCGCTGTCCGGATGATCCGACAGGGCCATCTGCATGCCGAGGGTGTCGATGTCTCCTCGGTACAGGCCGTACTCGATGCTGCCAGGCTCGTGCCGCTCAAGGAGCCTCCAAATCTCCGACGCGTCGGTCTGCGGCTCAAGCTCACGCCACACCGTTGCCGCGGCGAGTCGGCCCCACCGCCACTCTGGTACGACGGCGTCCGGGTAGAGGACGTCCATCCACGGCCGCTCCTGGATGGACTTGTCCCACACGACCCGGTAATAGGCGCCGCCGAGGCCTGAGTTGATTTCGGAGCCTTCGCGCATCTTCGCGTGACCACGGTCATCCAGGTACCGCTTCAGCTGCGCTGAGGTTGATGCTGCCGTCGTCTTGTCTGTCGAGTCGGCATCCACCGTGACTCGCGGCACGTCCGACCACATCAGATTTGCCGACATCTCCGCGATGTCAGCCGCGATCGGCACATGGAGTTTCGCTGCCGGCTGCCCAGGGGAGACCGGTTGACCCCAGAACATGCGCGCGACCTTGCCCACGAGGCCGCCCCGGTACTGCGACGGCTTGTTCAAATCGAAGAACGCGCGGGCGGTCGGATTGGTGGACACACCCACCCCGCCGTACACCTGTGCCAGATGGTCTGTGTCGCCGGAGTACCAGGCGTGCCACGTCGCCATGTCGGCATGCGGCACGGCGAGTTGCGGCGGGGGCCAAGGAGTCTTCCCGGACGGGGGCAGCGGCATGACAGGTTCCTCTCGGTCAGGCGGCCAGGGCGAGCTGGCGCTGCCACAGGGCTCGGGTGGTGAAGATGGCGTAGCGGAGGGCGTCGACGCCGTGGTCGGCAACCTTGATGGGGCGCTCTTCTCCGCGGAGGGCGGCCTTGTCGTCCCACGAGTAGCCGCCAATTTCGGTGATCAAGTCTTCGCAGGAGGCGTGGACGAGGAGCTTGTTCGCGGCCAGCAACGAGCTGACTGTGCGAATGCCGTCCATGACGTCGTTCTTCGCTGCAGTCGGCCGCAGCTTGTCCCGACGCAGCTGGGTACTGAACGACGCCGCGCTCGGATCGACGGTGACGAACTGCGGCCGGACCGCGCCGATACCCGGAACCTCGCCCAGCCACGCCCGCATCCGCTGCGAGTACTCGGCATCGGTGAGCTGCTTCTTGTGCTGGCGTGAGTCGTATCGCCAGTCCGCAGCCGCGTACAGCTTCCGGTCGGCGCCGAGCCCGATGAGGACCGCGTGGAACGGGTTCGTGGTGCCGTAGTCGACGCCGAGGCTGATCCAGCGGTAGATGCCGGCCTTCGGGAGTGCCTTGACGATGTGCCGATCGCGGTCCCACGAGTCGTAGATCGCGCCCTCTGCGGCGACCCACTCGCCGAGGATGAACCGGCGGTAGAACAGGCCCTCGTGCATCGCTTTGATGTCGCGCACGTAGTCGGGGTCGAGGAACGGGTTGTCGTCGATCGTGAAGGAGAAGCGGCGCAGCGGCTTCTTGCCCTCCTGGGACAGCCAGTCCCGCATGAACCAGTGAGCCGGATTGTCCGGGTTGGTCGTGCAGAACAGTTGTGCTCCGCGCACGGACATGCGGCCGAGGAGCTGCTCGAAGAACACCTGCGGCACCAGCGTGACCTCGTCGACGTAGGCGCCGCACAGGGTCATGCCTCGGATCTTCGGCTCGGATTTGGCGTCGTTGGCGCCGATGACGTGGACAACCCGGCCCAGGATCGTCGCCGTGGGAGCGCCGGGTGTGTAGTGGATCAGCTTGCTGAAGTCGCCGAACAGAGCCGGGTCCTGGAGCGGCAGGAACAGATTTCGGTGGATCGTCTGGGCGGTCTTGCCGATGATGACCAGCTCACCCGTAGTCGGCGCATTCGCCACGAAGATCAGCCACTTCAGGAGGGAGGCGATCGTCTTCCCGGACCGGATTGCCCCCTCCCAGCAGGAAATCTTCGTCGTCGACTCCGCGATCGACCGGATCTGCTTCCGGGACAGCGGCAGCGTGTCCAGCACCGCTACGCCTCGGAATCCTCAGCCGCAGCGTCCTCCGCGTCCTGTCGCTGCGACCAGGCCACCATCGCTTCGCCCAGGCTGCCGAGCATCGACTTCGCGCCCTCGAGGCCGCTGCTCTGCTCGATTGGCTCGAGCTTCAGGCTGCGGTCGATCGCCATGCCTGCAGCACCCATGAGAGCCCGCTTCTCAGCGGCCGGCGCTTCGTCGAAGACCTCGGAGTTGTAGGTGTTCTCTTTGCCGCCGAAGCTGTAGACGGTCGTCTCCTCCCACATCTGCCTTCGCAGCTTGTCGGCGTCGACGGTGAGGTTGAAAGCCAAGTCGGCACGCAGGGCCGCGAGGTCGGATTTGCGTGCGGCCGTGGCGGCCGCGACTTCCGGGCCACGCTCGAAGGTGAGGGGCGGGTCGAAGCTGGCCGCGATGCGGCTGATGGTGCTTCCGCTGCGGTCCATGATGTCGGCGATGTCGTTACGGCCCTTGCCTTCGGCATGGAGCTCGGCGACGCGATCACGGTCTTCTTGGGTGACGGGGCGTCCAGGCATCAGCGGACTCCAGTGCGTGCGTGCCGCCGGAGCAGCGTGGGCAGGGGCGTGCCGTCCACCGGCCAGCCAGGCAGCCAGGGGATGAGGACACAGCGACAGTGCGGGTGGCGCGGAGGCCCAGAGATCGGGGTGTCGAAGACCGTGCGCTGCGGGTCGAGCGACAGACCTCCGGGGAACTCCCGCCCGGGACGGACCGAGCGGCCTGCGTAGGCAGCGCATGCCGGGCAGGCGCCCGGCTCGGCTACCCACAGCAGCCGGACGGTGGGGCTGATCACGGCGGCGACGGCTCGAGCAGCATGCGCTGCGGCACTAGTGGTCGCGACGGCCAGTGCCCGGCCGATGCGGGTGACAGCACGGCGCGCTCGCTGGAACACGGAGTGAACGCCAGCGACTCCGAGGGCCGTGAGTGTGGTGGCGGTGAGGAGGGCCAGCGCGCTTGCGTGCTCTTCCTCGACGGCGGCAGGTACGGCCCGTGCTGCTGCGGCGGCGTCAGGTCCGATGGTCGGCGTCACTGGGGGAGTGGGCTCGCCTCGCATTGCGGCCGTGATGGATGCCGTCTGTTGGGCGGAGAGATGCGCTGCGTTGAAGGCCGCTCGTTCGATGTCCCGCTGCGCCTGACGGCCTGTCCCGGCGAAGGCGCGTGCCAGCACGCGCTTGATGACTTGGGTGAGCCGTTCCAAAGCCCCTGCACCAGGGGCGTGTTCGTGCGGCTTGGTCTCGCGGATCCATGCCTGGACTGCTTCCTGCAGCGCTGTTCGTAGGGCTTCGGCGAGGGGGCGGGTGGCATCCATGGCGGCCTGTTGCTCGAGGCGTCGTAGCGCTGGAGGGAGCTGGCGCGCCATGTCGGCGATCCGGTTGCTGCTGGCTGCCATCACCCACCCCCGTTCCTTTGATTCAAAGGGTATCTTGCGCTATGACCTTTGATTGTGCAGCATTGAAGCGGGTTCAGGGTTAACATCTGGGTCAACGCGTAGCGGACAAGGCGCCGCACACCCCGCGTAGGCCGCCCAAGGAGGCACCGATGTCGACCCCCGCCCAGCCCGAGAGCACGCCCGCGGACCCGAGCAGCCAGCCGGACACGCCGCCCCAGCCCGAAGGCACCGCACCGGCCCAGCCAGAGCCGGCCGCATCAGCAGTACCCGCTGAACCCAAGGCCAAGGCGCCCAAGTTCGAAGGCGACTTCGACCCCGCCCGCTTCGAAAAGCTCGTCGAGAACCTCCGCGGTGACGTCGCGAACGAGAAGGCCAAGCGTGAAGCCGCAGAGAAAAGGGCCGCAGACGACCAGGCCGCCTTCATGAAGAAGGTCGCCTCCGCCTTCGGTATCGAGACCGACGAAGCGAAGCCGCCCACCCCCGAAGAGCTCGCCAAGCAGCTGGCCGAGGAGCAGACCCGGACCAAGGCGTCCGACGATCGCGCCCGCCAGACCGCTGTTGAACTCGCCGTCTACAAGACCGCCGGAACGCACGGCGGCGACCCCGACGCCCTCCTCGACTCCCGCTCCTTCGCCGACGCCATCGCCAAGCTCGACCCGGCTGCCGACGACTTCGCCGGCGCAGTCGAGAAGGCCGTGAAGGCGGCAGTGGACTCGAACCCGAAGCTCGCGGCCAAGAAGCCCGAGCCGAAGGAGGAGCCGACCCCTGCGGGTGGCGCGCCGATGGACGGAGCAGGTGGCGGCAAGCGGCAGCTGACGAAGGCGGACGTGGACCGCATGACCCCCGAGCAGATCACGCAGGCCGTTACGGAGGGCAGGCTCAACGCCTACCTCGGGAGCGGCTGACGCCTCCTAGGAGCCTCCGTTGTCGATCAACAACTTCAAGCCCGAGATCTGGTCCGCCCAGACCCTCGTGGCCCTCCGCAGCAGCCTGGTGTACGCGCAGCCGCAGCTCGTGAACACGAACTACCAAGGCGAGATCACCTCACGCGGCCAGTCGGTTCACATCACGACCATCGGCGACCCGACGATCTTCGACTACGACTCCGGGGACACCCTCAACTACGAGGACGTCGAAACGGCCGGCACCGACCTCGTCATCGACCAGGCCAAGGCGTTCGCCTTCAAGCTCGACGACGTCGACAAGGCCCAGGCCCTCATGAGCCCCATGCAGCAGATGGCTCAGAACGCGGCCTACGGCCTCCGCGACAAGGCCGACGCCTACGTCGCCAGCCTCTACACCGGCGTTGCCGCCGACAACGTCCTCGGCTCCACCGGCTCCCCGATCGACACGTACACGACGCCGACCGACGCCTACAGCAAGGTGCTCGTGCCGCTGCGCACCAAGCTCAACCGCAAGAACGTACCCAGGGAAGGCCGCTACGTCGTCGTCAGCCCCGAGTTCCACGGCTCTCTCCTGAACGACGACCGGTTCGTCCGCGCCGACGCATCCGCTACCACCGAGGGCCTCCGCAACGGCTTCGTCGGACGAGCTGCGGGATTCGACATCCTCGAGTCCAACAACACCCCCAACCCGTCCGGTGACACCCAGGTCATCCAGGCCGGCTACCCCGGTGCGATCACCTACGCCGAGCAGATCCTCGAGACCGAGGCGCTGCGACTGCAGGCGACGATCGCTGACGCCATCCGCGGCCTGCACGTGTACGGCGCGAAGCTCCTGCGCCCGACCGGGATTGCGGTCGCGTTCGTCAACCCGGCGTGATCCTCGTCGCCTCATCTGATCCGGGAGTACACCCATGCCTCGCACAGCAGTCGCCTACAGCAACCTCGCCCCGAACTCGAACCTCTCCGACCCGGCCGGGACCACGATTGACGCCACGCTCGTCACCAACGGCGTTGTCATCGAGAACGCCGACCCCGAGCGCACCCTCATCCGCGTCGCCAACACGGCGGGCACCGACAAGGTCGTCACCGTCAAGGCTGGCAGCGGCGTCCAGTCATGGATGGCAGGCCAGGGCGACCTCGCGGTCACCGTGGCCGCCACCTCCGGCAAGCAGTTCATCGGCCCGTTCACGTCTGCCCGGTTCCAGCAGCAGGGCACGAAGCTGTACGTCGACTTCGCGGCCGGCACCACCGGCACCATCACCGTCTTCAAGCTCCCCAAGGCGTACTGATGGGGCGCCGCGAGTACATCGGAACGGGCGGGATGCGCCTGCATCTCGACGACCCGCCGTCCGGGGAGATGGCCAAGCAGATCGCCCGCGGCCAGCTCGTACCCGCCAAGGGCGACGCGCCGAACGTGGAGGCGGGGGACAAGAGCCTCGTCGTCGTAGACGGAGCCGAGGCCAAGACCGCCGACCGGATCGGCACCAAGCCGCCCGTGGGCGAGAAGCCCGCTGAGGGGGCGTCGGCTAAGGAGTGGGCCACCTACGCGGTTTCTCTCGGACTGCTGGCTGACCACGCCTACTCGCTCACCCTGACCCAGCTGCAGGAGTGGGTGGCAGCGCACGAGGAGGCTCTCGGCGAGGACGTCCAGGCGCCGGTGCCGAACGACGACCCGGACTCTCTGGCCACGCCGGCCACGGAACTTCCCGACAAGCCTGCCGCGAACGCCAAGGTCGCCGACTGGCGCACCTACGCCATCGCTCTCGGTATGGACCCCGAGCAGGCCAAGGACGCCACCAAGCAGGAGTGCCAGGACTACGCCCAGGTCGTCGAGGAAGCCCGCGAGAGCGAGCAGCCCGAGGAGCAGGAGTAGCCAGTGGCCTACGCGACCGTCTCCGAACTCGAGGCCTGGCTTGCTCCCGAGCCGGCGCCCGCGAATGCGGTGCGCCTGCTCGAGCTGGCCTCGGACCGGATCGACACCGCCCTTCACGGGGTCGCCTACGACGTGGACGACCCCGGGGTGCAGGCCGTGCTCGCCAAAGCGTGCGTTCGGCAGGTGCATTGGGTGATGGAGGGCGACGACGAGACGGGCGCACGCTCGGACATCCAATCCGAGTCGACAGGCAAGCGGTCCTACAGCCGCTTCGCCCGCGGCTCAGGCAGCGGAGCATCGGCGAGCGTTACTCGCTTGGCACCTGCGGCCGTGGACGTGCTGCGGAACGCCGGTCTGCTCATCATCTATCCGTTGGTGGTGGGCTGATGCCAGGGCCGATCGGACGCCAGACGGTGGTGCTGCTGGACGCGCCGCTGATCGTGGGCGACTACAACGCCGAAGTGCGGGACTGGGAGCACGCCTCAAGAACTCCTGTCTCGGGCTGCACAGTCGACTACACCAGCTCCCGCGAGTCGAAGGAAGCCAAGGACCAGACCGTCACCACTGCCGAGCTGGTCATGCCGCGCCGCGCCCCGAAGGTGTCGGAGTGGCAGCGGGTCGAGTGGGACGGCCGCACCTGGGAAGTCGACGGCGTCCCCGACGACACCCAGGAAGCCGGCCGCCTGTCCGGCCAGGTCATTCGCCTGCTGGAGGTAGCCGGATGACCGACGTCGAAATCTTCGAAGACGCAATCGCTGCCCTGCCCCTCACGCCCCAGGTGATGGACGACTTCCGTGGCCGCATGCAGCGGGTCGAGGACATCGCCAAGGCCACGGCACCTGTCTACACAGGCGAATTCAGGGACCTGATCCACCTCGTGGACGAGCCAGACCCGGACGGAACTTGGCACGTCGACGCTGACGCAGAGCACTCCTACTACGTCGAGCACGGCACCACGCAGCGGGATCGACATGGCAAGGCGATCCACCGCCCCCACTACACGATGTCCCACGCTCTCGACGCCTCAGGAGGCGATCACGATGTCTGATCCAGGTACGGCCGAAGGCATCGCTCGCCGCTTCCACGAGGCGTATGAGGATCTCGCACCCTCGCATGGATACGAGACCCGTGAAGCCTCCCGGAAGCCCTGGACCGACGTACCGGACCAGAACAAGAACCTGATGATCGCGGTCGTCGCAAGGCTCCTCGACGAGGGCGTTGTCCGGCCCGGAGACGACACCCCCAAGGAGGCCCACAATGGCTGACACCGTCAAGATGCGGCTCACGTTCCCCCGAGGCAAGCAGATGCCCGGTGACGTGATCGATATCCCCGCCGACGAGGTCCACCGCTGGAAGGGCTTCGGCGAACTCGCCGAGACCGCCCCGAAGGCTGCGCCCGCGCCCAAGGCCCCGACGACCGGCAGCGAGCCGGCCAAGGCTGCAGGCAAGTAGCCATGACCACGCCGCTGACCGACCTCGACGGCAAGCAGGTCGCTATCGACCTCCTCGCCGCCGCCCTGGACGGAGTGCACGTCACAGGGAGGCTGCCCGAGGGCGTGGCGCTGAACGCCGTGCTGCCTGCCGTCAGGGTGCTCCGAGTCGGCGGCACGAGGGACATGCGCGGCTGGAGCGACCCCGCCACTCGGGACAACCCTCGCTTCTCCGTCGACTGCTACGCGGTCACCGACGGCGCCGCGATGCGGCTCGCCACACGTGTGTGCGATGCCTGGGAGCTGCTCCCGAACCAGTCCACCGAGCAAGGGCTCGTGACGGGGATCAGCCAGGAGACCGGCCCGCAAGACAGACCAGAAGAGCCGAACAGCGGCATCGCCCGTGTCGGCATGATCCTGGGGATGAGCGTTCGCCCACCCCTCCCGACCAGCTAGGAGGCCCGTCGTGGGCGACTCTGACAACATCATCGTCGGTGTAGCGGGCAAGGCCTACGCCGCCGAAGTCGGTACGACCTTTCCCACCGGGCCCGAAGTGGCTTGGCCCACCGGGTTCGTCGACATGGGATTCATCACCCCGGACGGCCTCGAGGAGGCCATGGCCGAGGAGCGGACCCAGCTCGACGCATGGGGAGAGGACGCGCCCGTCGTCGACCTCGCGCGCAAGCGCACCCAGACGTTCAAGCTGACGTTCCGCGAGACCACCGCCCGTCTGCTGTCCCTGTACTACCAGGTGCAGATGGCCAACATGACCTCGACGGCCGCTGCGGTAGGGCCGCCGGCAACGAAGCAGTTCGTCAGCTTCGGCTCCGGATCGACGCAGGACACGGTGGAGATCGCACTCGGCCTGGACGTCATCTACGGCGGCAAGCGCCACCGCATCATGATCGCCCGCACCGGCGTCTCCGACCGCGGCGCGCGCAAGCACTCAGCTGAGGACTCCTCGAACTACGAGCTGACGTTCACGGCACTCGCCGCACCGGGCGGTGCCCAGTCCGTGCAGCACTTCATCACCGAGGTCGAACTCCCGACGCCGTAACCCCCGACTGGTGGCCTGTCGCGCTCATCTCCTGGGCGGGGGCGGCACGACAGGCCACCTGCATAGCTCCCGCCCCGCCCCTGCCCAAGTGAAGGACGCTCTCCCATGTCGAAGCCCAACCGTAAGGTCATCCGCCTCCAGCAGATGCGCGCCCAGCGCGCCCACGCCGCGAAGCTCCAGTTCGTCGACATCGTCTTCGAGAACGAGCACGGCTACGAGGAGACCTGCACCTTCCCCGTCCAGGACAACTGGCCGCTCGAGGTCATCGAGGAGGTCGAGGAGAAGGGCGGAAACGCCAACCTCAACGTCCTCCGCGAGATCGCCAGCCCGCAGGACGCGTTTGACCGGCTCGTGAAGGTCGCCAAGCTCACCGTCGGCGAACTCAAGGAAATCATCGAGGAGATGGACGGGCAGGCGGGCACCACAGCGGGGGAAGACTCCGGCTCCTCGCCCTCCTCCGAGAGCACCCCGGAGCCGTCCGCGCCGACATCCAGCGCTACTACCCCGGCCGCCGCCTAGAAGAGTTCTGGGCCATGTCCTGGGGCGAAGGCACGATGAACTGGGCAGAGCTCAGAGACCTCGTCGACGCCATGCCCGAGGAGTCGGCCACCAAAGCCGCCGAAGCAGGAGACGTCGACGATCGGCGCTGGACACAGGACACCTACCTCCACGCCGCCTCCTACAACGCGCTCCTCCTCATGATCCGAATCTTGTGGACTGCCCACCTCAAGGGCAGTCCGCCGGACATGGACAGCATCGAGGCGCCAGCACGTGACATCGAGGATCGGCAGACCGAACTCGAAGCGGCAGGCGTCGCGTACAGCGAGGCGCTCCTCAACCAGTACTCGCCCGGCTGGACACCAGGCGACCAGGAAGAGCTCGACCACTGGGCCGCGAAAATTCGCGAGCTCGAGAACGCGTAGGAGGGGAGGGCAGCATGGCGGAGCCCACCGTCGTCGGACGCACCCGGGTATCACTGATCCCCGACACGTCCAGCTTCGGCGACGTCCTCCGCGTCCAGCTGCCCAAGGCAGTCCGCCAGCCTGCACGGCTGGCTGGCGAGACCGCCGGCGATGAGATCCTCGACGGGATCCGCCGAAAGCTCGCCGCCGCGACGCCGACCGTGCGCGTCGGGGTCGACCTCCAGGACACATTGGCCTTGGCCAAGCTCGACCGACTGACCAAGGCCCGCACCGTCAAGATCACGGCCGAGATCGACGACAAGGCCGAGAAGGCAGCCAAGACCAAGCTCGACAAGCTCACAGCCGACCGCACCATCTCGATCGACTTCGATCTCGACGACGACACCGCCAAGAAGGCGCTCGACAAGCTCACCGCCGACCGCACGATCAACGTCAAGGTCTCCCTTGACACAGCAGCAGCCGACACCGCCCTGAAGAAGCTCACACGCGACGCCACAGCTGAAGTCGACATCGTCCCCACGATCAATGACGCCGCATCCAAACGTGTTGAGACAGCCCTCGACAAGCTGTGCAAGGACCGTGTCGTCAACATCCGCGCCACCGTCGACACCCGGGTTGCAGCGAACGAGATCCAGAACCTAATCCGCAACCGTCGCGTCCGGATCGGCGCAGACGTAGACACCAGGGTCGCCGCCAACGACCTGGCGAACCTGACACGCCGCCGCCAGGTCGGCATTACCGCCCGCGCGGACACCGCAGCCGCGAACACGGCACTGACGTTCCTCACGCGCGACCGCACCATGAGCGTCCGGGTCCGGACACTCGGCCTCGCCGCGCTCACCGGAGCACTAGGCAACCTCGGCTCCAGCGGAGGCGGCGCAGCCGGGATCGGCATGTTCAGCAGCCGCATCGCCACGCTCGCCGGCGCAGCGCTGCTGGCCACACCGCAACTTGCCGCGCTGGGCTCAGCAATAGCCCAGATGGGACCACTCGCCGCCACTGCCGCACCCGCCGTCCTGACGCTGGCGACCGCGTTCGGGGCGATCAAGCTCGGTGCGAGCGGCGTCGGCGACGCCATCAAGGCCGCCTTCGCTGACACCTCCGCCGAGTCGCAGCAACGGCGACCCGGCAGGTCGAGTCCGCTCAGCGGAACCTGGCGAACGCCCAGCGCGGCGTCGCCGATGCCGAGCGGAGCCTGTCGCAGGCACAGCGCGCAGCTCGCCAGGCGCAGGCCGAACTCTCGGCAGCACGCCGCCAGGCCACCCGCGACCTCGAAGACATGAACCAACGCCTCCGGCAAGGTGCACTGGACCAGAAGCAGGCCGCCCTAGACGTCGAACAGGCCGAACTCGACCTGCAGAAGACACGCACCGACCCCGCAGCCACGCAACTGCAGATCCAGCAGGCCGACCTCGCCCTACAGCGGGCACGCGCCGCAGCGGAAGAGCAGACCCGGCAGCAGAAGCGGCTCCAGATAGACACCGCCGCCGCGAACAAGGCCGGCGTCGCAGGCAGCGACGCGGTCGTGCAGGCGCAGGAACGGATCCGAGCCGCGAACGAACAAGTCGCGGAACAGCAGCGCGGCCTCGAGGACGCACACAGGGCAGTCGCGGACGCCACCCGAGCCGTGGCCGACGCCCAACTCGCCGCGGCCACGCAGGTCAGCAAGCTCGACACCGCCCTCGCCAAACTGTCGCCGAACGCCCGCCAGTTCGTCGGCGTACTGCAGGCAATGGCCCCCGCTTGGCGAGACATGCGCCTCGACGTGCAGGACGCCCTGTTCGCCGGGCTCGGAACCAGGCTCCGGCAGGTCGGCGGGCAGATCCTGCCCACGGTACGAGCCGGTTTCGTCGGCGCGGCAGGCGAGCTGAACCTGATGGGCCAGAACGCTCTCACGGCGGTCTCCAACCTGGAGAAGACCGGCCAACTCCAGGGCGCCTTCGATGTCGTCAACAACGGCCTCAACAACATGTCCCGCATCCCCGGGCAGATCGTCACTGGGCTCGCGCAGCTCACCGTAGCCGCAGGCCCGGCATGGGACAGGATGACCGCCGGGGCCGGGTCCGCGATGGACCGCATCATGGCGAAGCTGTCCGCCGGCCTGGAATCCGGCGCCCTCGAGGAGGCAATCAGCACAGCCCTCGACGTCGCGGTCGCCTTCGGGAAAGTCCTCGGAGACCTGTTCGGCATCCTGAAGAACGTCATGGGCGCGGCAGCCGACGCCGGCGGAGACTTCTTCGCCGTCATCGGTGAGGCTCTCGCCGAGATCCGCCGCATCACCGCCCTGCCTGAGGTGCAGGCCGCACTCCGCTCGATCTTCACCGCGGTGCAGGCCATCGCCACCCTGATTGCGGGCGTGCTGGGCGCGGTCATCCAGGCGGTCCTGCCGCTCCTCGCCGCGCTCGCCCCCACGGTTACGGCACTGGCCCAGGCGTTGGGACCGGTCCTGGCACGGCTTGCTGAGGCGCTCGGTCAGGCTCTGATGCCGATCATCACCGCATTGCTGCCGGTGATTGACATCCTCGGCAACGCGTTGATCGGCATCGTCACCGCTGTGACGCCGCTGCTCGCCCCGATCGGTCAGTTGATCGGCGCGATCGTCACAGCTCTGGCGCCGATTCTCGCGACCGTCGTCAATGTGATCGTGCAGCTGGTGTCCGCGCTCGCCGGACCGCTGACCACCGTGATCACCGCCCTGATCCCGGTCGTGGAACTCATCGGCAAGCTCATCTCCGACACGTTCGCAGCCCTCGAACCAGCGATCAAACCGCTGATCGACCTGGTCGCCCTCCTGGCCGGCACCTTCGCCACGATCTTCGTGCAGGCGTTGAACGCGCTCCTGCCTGCGATTACGCCGCTGATCCCGCTGTTCGTGCAGATCGTCACCATCCTGGCCGATCTGCTCGTCGCCGTCCTCGTGCCGCTCACGCCCGTCATCACGGAAATGGGCGGACTGCTCGGCCAGATCCTCGTCGAGGCCGTCAACGCCCTGGCGCCGATCCTCGCAGCGGTCGTCGGCATGTTCGCCGAACTGCTGCCGGAACTCACCCCGCTGATCCCGGCGATCGTGCAGGTCGTCATGGCCGTGCTCCAGCTGCTGCCGCCACTGACGCAGCTGCTGCTCCAGATTCTGACGCCGCTGATGCCGGTCATCACGGAGATCGCGACGCTGCTGGTCACCGTGCTCGGAGGAGCGCTGGGTTTCCTGGTGCCGATCATCGTCACCGTTGTCGGCTGGATCACCGGTTTCGTGAAGGCGGTCAGCGACGGTGTGGTGTGGATTATTGAGAAGTTCCAGTGGCTCTTCGACAAGCTGCTCGGCCACTCGATCATCCCCGACATCGTCAACGGGGCCCTGCAGTGGTTCTCCGATCTCCGCGACAAGGCTGTCAAGATCTTCACCTGGATCAAGGACAAGATCGTCGAAAAGTGGGAGGCCCTCTGGGGCGGGATCAAGGACAAGGCCCGCGCTGCATGGGACTTCGTCCAGAAGGGCTTCGACAAGTTCGCCGGAGGCCTGACGGACGCCTTCGACAAGGTGAAGGAGGGCCTCGGGAAGATCTGGGAAGGCATCAAGAACCTCGTCAAGAGCCCCGTGAAGTTCTGGATCGAGACCGTCTACAACAAGGGCATCGTCAGCGTCTGGAACAAGACCGCCGCCAAGATCCCCGGTGTGCCGGACCTCAAGACCATGCCGGTTCCGAAGGGCTTCGCGCGAGGCGGCATCCTGCCGGGCTTCTCCACGTGGCGCGACGGCGACGACCAGCTCGTCCCCATGCGCCGCGGCGAGGGCGTCTACGTGTCGGAGGCCATGCGCGACCCGTATGAGCGGGCCCGCCTCCACGCAGTCAACCAGGCAGCCATGGCAGGCAGGGACCTGCGCCAGTTCCGCGGCTTCGCCGAGGGCGGCATCTTCGGCGGTCTGTCCGACATCGGCTCCGGCATCGCATCCGGCGTCTCCAAAGCCCTCGGCAAGGGCGCCGACGTCGTCCGCGGGGGCCTCGCAGACCTCGCCGAAGCCGCGTTCAAGCCCGTCAAGTCCGGCATCAGCAAAGCCCTCGGAGCCGACAAGAACACCTTCCCCGGCCTCATCGGGCAGATGCCGCTCGGCCTCATCGACAAGACCATCGACTTCATCCGAGGCAAGGACACTGCCGAAGGCACAGGCGACTGGCTCAAGCCCGTCTCAGGCCCGTATGGCACCCCGTTCGGGAAGCGCGGCTCCATGTGGAGCTCGGGCCGGCACACCGGCCTCGACTTCCCTGCCAAGACCGGCACCCCGGTACGGGCCGTCGACTCAGGCATCGTCCGCAAGGCCGTCAACACCGGCGCCTACGGACAGCACATCGAGGTCACCCACGGCGGCGGCCTGTCGTCGCTGTACGCCCACATGTCCGCCATGCTCGCCAAGGCCTCCGACACCGTGAAACGCGGCGAGCAGATCGGCCGCGTCGGCGCCACCGGCAACACCACCGGCCCGCACCTCCACCTCGAGGCCCGCATCAACGGCCAGTCAGTCGACCCGATGCGCTACCTCGAAGGCGACAGCAGCGACACCGGCAGCGGCGTTCAACGCTGGCGCGGCATCGTGCAGCAAGCTCTCGGGCAGGTCGGCCAGTCACTCAACATGGTCAACACGACCCTGCGCCGCATGAACCAGGAGTCCGGCGGAAACCCGCGAGCGGTCAACCGCAACGACATCAACTGGGTCAACGGCACACCGTCCGTGGGCCTGATGCAGGTCATCGGACCGACTTTCCGCGCCCACGCCGGCCGGTACAAGAGCACCGGCCCCTTCATGTACGGCGTCTCGATCGACCCGATGGCCAACATCTACGCCTCCATGCGCTACGCCCTCTCCCGGTACGGATCCTTGTCGGCCGCCTACGACCGGCGCGGCGGATACGCGCTGGGCGGCATCGTCGGAGGCGGCACGCAGATCAGCCGTGGCCGCCGCAGCGGCTACGCGACCGGCGGCGTCATCCGGGTCGGCGGCAAGAACATCGACACCGGCCCGATCGCCGCCAGCATCGGCGCCACGTTCCTCCAGCAGCTGAGCGGCACCGCGTCGCAGATCGACGCAGCGATGACGAAGGTCGCCGACGCCCTGAAGACCGCGTTCAAGGGCGTCAAGACCACCCTCGACGACAAGCTGCTGAAGCAGGTCAACACACAGAACACGGCCCTGAAGAAGCTCGCAGACCAGCGCGACAAGATCCGCGCCACGATCACGCAGGCGACCGACTTCGCAAAGGAGACGAGCGGTAACGCCGCCAACTTCACCAGCTTCACGGGCCTGCCCAGCTCGGGTCAGCCTTTCGGGACTGAGGGCATCATCAGCGGACTCAAGGTCCGCCTGGGGCAGCTCAGCGCCTTCTCGAAGAACGTGGCCACTCTCGGCAAGCGGGGCCTCTCCAAGGAACTCATCGGGCAGATCATCCAGGCCGGCCCGGACCAGGGCGCGCCGTATGCCGCCGCGCTGGTGAAGGCGACAGACGCCCAACTGCGGGACCTCAACGCGGTGCAGGCGCAGATCGGGAAGGCAGCGACGGGCTACGGACAGGCCGCGGCGAACGCCATGTACGACGCAGGCACCCAGAGCGGGCAAGGGTTCCTGTCCGGGCTGAAGGCCCAGGAGAAGGCGATCACCGACGCCATGTCGTCGCTAGCCCGGAAGATCCAGGACGCCATCAAGAAGGCCCTGAAAATCAAGAGCCCGAGCCAGGTGTTCGCCCAGCTCGGCCAGTTCACGGTCCAGGGCTTCGCCCGCGGCATGCAGGCCGCGACTCCGCAGGCCGCAGCTGCAGCCGCCAGCATGGCCCGCATGGTGCGCTCCACGACCGCGGCGAACGTCTCCCGAACCGATATCCGGCAGACCCAGGTCAGCAGCGACCGCCACCTGCACTACAACGCGGCCGTCCGCGAAGTCGCCTCCCGCCGCAGCATCCTCGACGCCCTCGCCATGGACGACATGCTCCACCGGCCCGCCATGACGGGAGCCTGACATGCCCATCCTCGTCAAGCCGTTCGTGCCCGAGCCGCCGCCGTGGGAGTGGCCTCAGCGGCTCCAGGAGATGCCGTCCCTCTCCTACACCGACCCCTCCGGCAGGGTCACCCTGTTCACGGACTGGGAGCGAGGCTGGACCGTTCCGCCAGGCCCGCGCGGCCTGGACATGCCCACCTATGCCGTCACGCGAGACGAGTCCCCAGGCATCGACGGCTACGCCATCCGGCAGGTACGCGCCCAGGGCAAGGAGATCGTCATCCCCGTCGCGTTCTGGGCACAGGACTCCCGCACCGCCTACCTGGAGCGCCGACGGGCCCTCATCCGCTCCCTCAACCCCAAGCGCGGCCCCGGCACGCTCACCCTCACACAGCCCGACGGTGCCAGCCGCACCATCCAGGCCCTGTACACCGACGGCCTCGAGGGCGACGAGACCCGCGACGCGGCCGGCGCGCGCTGGTGCCAGACCGCGCTCACCTTCGCATGCCCGTCCCCGTACTGGCTCGGCAGCGAGATCAGCCACACTTGGCAGACCGAGACCGGGGCCGCGTTCTTCCCGATCCTGCCGCTCACCGTCGGCGCCTCCCAGGTGCTCGGCGAAGTCACCGTAGACAACTCCGGTGACGAGGACGCCTACCCCGTGTGGACGATCGACGGCCCCGCCACCGCGATCACCCTCACCAACGTGACGACGGGCCAGACCCTCACCCTCACCCGGACCATCACCGCGCCGGACACGATCGTCATTGACACCCGCGAACGCCGACAGACCGCGCTCCTCAACGGCAGCACGAACCTGTGGCCGGACCTGTCCGACGACTCGTCGATGTGGGCCCTCGCCCCTGACCTGAACGACCTCGAACTGTCCGTGACCGGCTCAACGAGCGACACCCGCGTCCGCATGACCTACCAGCTCCGCTACCTGGCCGCGTGAGGAGGACACCATGGGCTCACCCCTGCTCGTCTACGTCCGCAATCCCGCACTCGAGCGGATCGGCCAAGTCGACGACTACACCAGCCTCAGCCTGATCCCGCGCTTCAACGCCATCGGCGCTTACACGCTGGAGATCTCCGCCGACTCCGCTAAGGCGGACCTGCTTGTCGAGGGCAATGGGCTCATCATCCAGACCCCGGCCGGCGTGACGATCGATTCGGGGCCGATCAGCTCTGTCGACTGGTCGCGCTCGGAGAGCGATGCCGGATCAGGGAAGTTGACCGTCACCGGAGTGTCGGACACGGCGCTCCTCGCCCAGTACACCTGCTGGCCTGCTCCCACCGCGGCGATCGGCTCGCAGGCCGACACCGTGTACAAGATCGAAGCAGTGGCGGCGGAGACCGCGATGCGCACCCTGGTGAACCTGAACGCCGGCCCAGGCGCACTGGTCGACCGCAAGCACCCTCTGCTCACCCTGGCAGCTGACGGAGGCCACGGCCCTGCCGTGACCCGGGAGGTGCAGCAGTTTGACGGACTCATGCCGGTTCTCCAGGACATCGGTGGCGCCGCAGCGCTGGGCTTCCGCGTAGTCCAAGTCGGCGGAGCACTCCAGTTCCAGGTCTACGAGCCTGTCGACCGCAGCGGCACCGCCCGCTTCTCCTTCGGGCTCGGCAACCTCAGCGATGCTTCCTACACGACCACACGGCCAACCTGCACCCGGGCCGTCGTCGTAGCCGGCGGACAGTCCTCCCCACGAGCCTGCGCCATCTACGACCGCGTCGACCCGCTCTACCCGACCCTGATCGTCGAGCAGTTCATCGATCTCACGAGCGTCGACACAGCATCCGTCGACCTGACCGCACAGATGAACCAGGCCGCCGAAGAGGCCCTCACCAACGGTGCCGGGAAGGGCAGCCTGGCAATCTCCCCAATCGACATCCCGAAGCTGCAGTACGGCCGCGACTACGGCGTCGGCGACACCGTCGCAGCGCAAGTCCGCTCCACCTGGATCACAGACGTCGTCCGTGAAGTCACGCTCTCCAGCACAGCGGAAGGCGTCACCGTCAAAGCCTCGGTCGGAGCCGAGAACGGCGAGAACACCGTCGCCCGCATCTACCGATACATCGCCCAGGTCAAAAGAGACGTGGGGCGCCTCAAGACAAGGAAGGCCGCCTAATGGCCCAGTTCAGTGCGCCGTTCGACGGCTCCCCGATCGCCACCCAGGCCCAGTGGTCCCGCATGGCGCGCCGCTGGGGCATCGACGGCGTCCACGCCGAGGAGTACGGATCTCCGGCTCTCAAGGTCACCGGCAGCGGAGCAGCCACGGTCGCGGTCGCCGTCGGGGAGGCGTTCGTCAACGGCTTCTACTACAAGAACGACGCAGTACTCAATCTGGGTGTCGCCCCCAACGCGGGCACATCCGCCCGAGTCGACATGGTCGTCCTCCGCTGCGACATGAGCGAGAACGAAGTCATCGCCGCGTACAAGACCGGCGGCAGCGTCGCGCCCACCCTGGACTCCGACGAGGGCGGAATCTACGAGATCCCCCTCGCCCAGTGCACCGTCGCCGCCGGGTCCAGCGTCGTCACCGCAGCCAACGTGCAGGATCGACGCTGGTTCACCGACCGTGGTGCGGTGCCCTCGGTACCTGGCGGCCGCCGACCGTCCATCAAGAGCCAGCTCCTCGTCGAGGGCACGAGCCTGTACGTCGGTGACGGGGTCGACTGGAAGTGGCTCGCCAGCGGCGGAGCGGAAGAGATCACGTGGACCCCGGTGTGGACCGCAGGTGGCACCGCCATCAACTGGGGCACCGGGGCCGTGAACATCGGGCGGCTCCAAGTCATGGGCAAGCGAGCCCACCTCACCATCCACCTGGCGCCGACAGTGAACCCCGCGAACATTGACCAGCCCCTGCAGGTGTCCCTGCCGCCGGCGTACCCGGCGACGGCAGCTCACCGGAGCCTGCTGCCCTGGATCTACACCGAGAAGTTCCCCGTCGCGGGCCGCTTCGGAGTACAGGGCATGGCGCTCATCCTGCCGGACGAGTCCACGACGAAGATTTCGTCCTTCCGCTACCCGACGGCTGACGGCAACGGAGCCGACGCACCCGTCAACATTCAGACCCTCAAGAACGGCGCGCCCTACGAGATGCGCCCGGGTAGCGAGCTGACAATCGACGGCTCTCTCTGGCTGGCCTGACCGCCGAAAGGACAATCACATGCCCAGGTATCACTTCGGCGGCAGCCCCAGCGACTACGCCATGGAACGTGTCGGCACCCAACTCATGCTGAGGCCCGGAGCCACAGGCACCGTGTGGACCGACCGCACCGGCGGTACACAGCTCACAGATCTGACCGACCTGTCCGGCAACCCCGCGACGGGGCTCACCGCGGACAGTGACGGCGCCGTGGCCTTCTACGGCCCAGACGACGTCACCCAGTTGTACGCCGACTTCGGCTACGGCCGCCGCTACGCCATGACCGCCACCAACCTCGGCGAGCTCCTCGCCGACTTCCTCGACCTAGCGAACCAGCCCGACGGCTGGCTCAAGCTCAATCCGGACGGGGCGATCGACCCAGGCAAGCTGCCGCACATCGTGGACTGGGTCATCGCCACCGCCGACGCCTACGGAGCTATCGGCGACGGAACGACCGACGACACCGCCGCCCTCCAGGCGGCCGTGACCGCGGCAGCAACAGCGCGGACCACCCTGTACATACCGGCCGGGGAGTACATCGTCAGCGAGCCGCTCGTCCTGCCGCCGGGGGAGGGCCTGACGATCGCCGGCTCTGGCTGGGGTACCCGGCTGAAGCTGGCGACGGCTGCGGACACGTTCATTTTCGAGATGACGGGCGAGGACACCCGGGTCGTCATCCGCGACATGACGATCGACGGCAACAGCCTCGAGCAGGGCACCACGGGCTACTCCGGCGGCATCAACGGAGCCGGCGCGGTCGCGTCGCTCTTCCACAACATCCACTTCACGTCGTGCCGGGACGACTGCCTGTTCCTCGGCCCTCAGTCCGGCGGCGCGTTCGGGCACAACAACAGGGTGTCGCACTGCTTGTTCGACGAGTCGATGGCGTCCACCGGCCCCGGCCGCGGCATCCACATGAACTCCAGCGACGAAAACCAGATCAGCGTCTGTGACTTCGAGTTCTTGGGCGGAGCCGGCGGCACGACCTGGGGCACCGCGGTCTGCATCCTCGACCGGGCCGGCACCCAGTTCATCTCGGACTGCAACTTCGTCGGAGGCGCCACGAACAACACCAAGGGGATCCGGCTTCAGGACTGCTCAGCCACAAAGATCGTCGGGTGCAACTTCGACGGGACCGCAGGCGACTCCATCTTCATCGCCGCGACCGGCAACGTCGTCAGCTCCTGCACGATCTTCTCGCCGGGGGAGGTCGGCTCACTGACCGGCCAGGTGTCCGGCATCCACTTGGAGTTCGGCACGAAGAACAACTCGATCACCGGCAACTCGATCGCGTCCTCACCCACGGCCGGCAAGTCCGGCTGGCTGATCCGCGAGGAGGCGTCCGGTGGCGCCGGCCCGAATCTGATCACGAACAACGTGCTGATCGTCAAAGGCAGCCTGGGCGTCGCAGCCACCGAGTTCGGCGGGACTGGCAGCATCACCACCGGCAACCTGTCCACCACCGCGTGACGATCCAGGCGATGCTTCCCGCGGCGCCGGGCCTGGGCGTCCAGGTCACGGCGCCCGTGGGGGCGGATGTGGAGGGCGTGCCGCCTGCGAGCCTCGTTGTTGCCTGGGCTGTCATCGAGGATGTGGAAGCGCCGGGCGGGGCGCGCCTTGACCCGGTCTTCCTCGCGGCCGGGCAGGCGTGGACGCCCGACCAGTACCGGGCCGCTTACGGGCAGCAGCTTGCCGTCCGCGTCGTGCGGGCTTCCTGAATCCACTTCGCACGCCGCAGGACGAGCCGTCCGCCATCGCGATCCCACCAGTACGGCTTGCCGAAGAGCCGAAAGGTCCGGAGCTCATCCTGCGCCATCGCACGCCCTCCACGTGGTGAGTGATTCTGCCGGGTTCTGGAGTGGGCACGGCTCGGGCGGCTCGCCGTAGGGCACCGTGTGGCCCTCGTCGCGGGCCTGCTGGCAGAGCCTGAGTGAGTACGGTCCTGCGGCGAAGTACGGGCGGGGGATTTCGCTGTCGGGGTGTCGAGCGACGATCCAGTCGGGGCCGACGGCTTCCACCTTCACGCAGTGAAAGTGGTCGCGGCCGAAGGTGCCGTATGCGAAGCCATGGATCACGTCGCCGACGGCAAGGGGCTTTGCGGTCATCAGTCCTCCTAGAGCCAGGTCACGGCAGCAGCGTTGATCGCCAGGTGCATCGCGTTGTCCGCGATGATCATTAGCCATACGGCCATCCACGCTGGCCGATCCCGGTGATAGCCGGTCGCCGAGCACTCCGACCACGAATGCCGATACGCCTTCGGTGCCAGCAGGTTCTTCGCCCACACGACATACCGAGCGAGCCGATAGTGATCAATCACGGCGTGCGTGCCGATGATGACCGCGATAGCGGCAGGTGACTGAGTGACGAGCAGAAACGGCAAGCCGTAGACGATGGCGTGCGCCCACGCCGGCCACCAGCGCTTCGTCTTCTCCAGCGCCATCCAGTCCGACTGGGTGACGTAGTCTCCGAGGAGATGACACAGCAGCAGAAGCATGACGGTCATGGCTGCTCCAGGGTGAGGAGCAGCTCGCCATCGCGCTCCTGAAGGCCGGTGACGACACCCTGCAAGATGACCTTGTTGCTACGGTCAACGGCTATGACGGCCTTCCCAAGAAGGACTGGCTGGCCTTGGGCAGCAACAGCTTCGACCGCGTCGATCAGTTCGTCGGCGCGCTCCTCGGTCATGTACAGATGGTGGCGCACCATCTCCCGACGCAGATCATCTCGTGCGGTCACGTCGTCTCCTCGTCGTCGAGTCCGTAGCCTTCGGCGAGGGCGAGGATGGTGGCGCAGTTGCCCTTGCCTTCGGTGATGCCGTCCCAGTCGTGGCAGGTCTCGCAGCCGAAGCCAGCCGTGTGCTCGCCGTATCCGGGCGGGATGACGCTCGTCGTGAGCGAATGCGCTTCGAGGATCTTTCGATGCGCTGCGCACCATCGATCTGCGGGGGAGTCGATCTCTGCCGCCGCCTGCGCCTGGTCGATCTGCTCACTGATCCACTGCGGCAGGCCTGGTGTCACGTCGTACTCAAGGACGTGCGCATTGATCGGCACCGGCTCCCCATCACTTAGCCGTCGCAAGCTCACGGGCGTACCTCCAACTCTTCGGCGGTACCGAGGGAGTGGCGGAGCCGGTGAAGCCGGTCCCGGGTCCAGCAACGGAAGTAACCCTGCTTGATGCCTTCCTGCATGCCTGGGTCCGTGGAGATGTGTGCGCGGCCGAGGAGTTGCAGCCACTCGATGTCGACCCACGCCACGTCCCGGTGGTAGCAGTGCGGGCCGGCGTGCCGCGTGTCGTGTGGCGGGCAGCCGTACTCGACGGGGCCGCCGGAAACCCGTTCGATGAGCAGGTCGCAGCCGGTGTGCGCCTCGATGCCGGCCTTGATAGCCGCTGCGGCAGTGTCAGCTGTGCTGCACTCGCGCACGGTCGTGGCGGGATCGTGGGACAGGCAAAGGATGTAGTAGCTGCTGCTCACGGCTTGCCCTCGCTCGTTCCGATCTGCCTGTAGGCGTCGAGGAGTCCTGCTTCGTCCAAGAGTCCGAGACCCGCCCGCGCGGTCGCGTCGGGGTAGACGCCACCCAGCAGCGGATCCGGCACGAATGCCATCGACCGGCCGCGGGACACCCACATCGCCACCCGCACCAGTCGATCCAGGGCGGTGACAGGCACGGTCGCCACGCCGGCGGGCTGCTCGGCGAGGAAGTCCTCTGGGGCGATGTCGAACAGTGCGGCGAGCGCTTCGAGGTCGGCCAGGTTGATGTGGCGCCGCCCGTTCTCGAGCCCCCATACAGTGATGCTGGACTTTTTGCCGAGCGCTTTGGCCAGCTGCTCCTGCGTCCAGCGCCGCTCCTCGCGCAGCCGGCGCACCTTTGCGGCGACCCGGGCCTCCAGCGACTCAGCCATCACTCGTTCCCGCAGACGGCAGGGCCTTTCATGTGGGACATCGAGCAGTCGTGAGGCTGGCCGGGCAACCACTGCCCCCAAGAGCGGCACCCCTCGCAGAAGTTCCAGCCCTCGGCAGCGAGCTCGGAGTAGCTGTATGGGCGACCGTCCTTGTGCCTCGGTCGTGGCGTGCCAGCCCTTGTATCGATCCCGAGGATGCTCTTGCAGACGAGCGTGACGGTTACTGTGCCGCCCTCGTCACCGTCGAAGAAGGGCTGCACGACTACGGGGTGCTCGCTCGACACGGTCATCAACTGACCGTCGATGAAGAGGCGACTGTTTTTGTCGCCGGCCAGGTAGATGGTGCCGGAGGATCGGCCGGGCTCGTGGCCGAGTCGCATGTACTCGCGCGCATCCCGTATCTCGACATCGTGCAGACAGGGAGTGGGCTTCTGTGCAGGCAGTGCCGCGCGGATCCGGGCGAGGGACGCCTCGTTGAGTCCGGGGACCGCGAGCAGTTCTTCGTCAGTCATGTGCCGCACGTCGGCAGCGCTGCGCTTGTGGGCGGAGAGGCAGAGGGCCATGCCGTGCGCAGGTCCGTCACCACCGAGAAGCTGGGCGAGCGCGTGCACTGACTCCTTACCGTGCAGCAGGTCATCCGCTTCGCCGGGGGCTGGGCAGTCTAGACATGTGCAAACGACGTGTCCCTCGTCGCTCAGGAACAATGAGGCACCGTTGCAGGCAGGGCAGCGACCCTGAACCTCGACGATCGCGGGCCGGGCCGGACGTCGCCGAATGACGTCCTCCAGGTCGGCGTGTGAGTACGGATCGTCGTCTGTCATGGCACCGATGTCGCACAGCGCTCGCCGGATGCCGTCGAGCTGGTGTTCCTTGGCCCGGCGGCGCTCGTGGGCCTGGTGCAAGTCGTCCTGACGGACGTAGTTCACGCCCTTCCAGCAGATGACGTTGCCAGTCTTGTCGGCGAAGACGTCGGGCCCCAGGGCGGTCACGTCACCGTCGGCGTAGGGGAACTGAGCGTGGGAGTGCTCGGACATGGTGCCTCCGTGTGCGGGTGGTGCGGGTTGAGGGCGGCGGGCCGGACCCGCACAGCCGGGCCCGCCGCGGGGCGAGGCCTCGACCGGTGTGGCCTCGCAATCCCAAGCATACCCAGTTGCCTTTGATTCGTAGGGGAAATGGCAGCTTTGGCCTATGATTCAAAGGTCAAGTGCTTCGCGAGGGACGCCCCCGCCACCCGCAGGAGAACTCATGGCCACACCAATCAGCGCCGACAGACTCCTCAGCGCCCTCCGCGACGAGGGCCTCAAGGTCGTCGAGCACCGAAGCTGGCGCACGCACAACCGCAACCGCAAGGGCCCCTGGGGGCCGGTGAACGGTGTGATGATCCATCACACCGTGACCTCGGGCACGGCGTCCTCGGTCGAGCTCTGCTACAACGGCCACTCCAGTCTGCCCGGCCCGCTGTGCCACGGGGTGATCGCCAAGGACGGGACGGTGTATCTGGTCGGCAACGGGCGCACCAATCACGCCGGTCTCGGCGACGACGACGTGCTGCGCGCCGTGATCAACGAGTCGGCGACGCTGCCAGCCGACAACGAGGCCAACACCGACGGCAACCGCCACTTCTACGGCTTCGAGTGCGTCAACCTCGGGGACGGCAAGGACCCGTGGCCGGCGGCGCAGCTGGAGGCGATCGAGAAGGCCGCGGCCGCGATTTGCCGTGCCCACGGCTGGTCGCAGCGCTCGGTCATCGGTCACGAGGAGTGGCAGCCCGGCAAGGTCGACCCCCGCGGCTTCTCGATGGACAGCATGCGGACCCGGATCGCCAGCCGCCTCGGCGCCACTCCGAAACCGACCATCCCAGCCGCCCCCCTGCCGCCGCCGAAGGCACCCACCGTCGACCTCTCTCGGCTCATCACCGCAGCCAAGACCGACCCCGGCCGCTCCGGCACCCCGGTCACCTACGCGGGTGTCCGCATCGTTGAAACCGCCCTCGTCGACGCCGGCCTCCTCGCCAAGCCCTACTCCGACGGGCACTTCGGCACCAGCACCGTCGCCGCCTACGCCAAGTGGCAGCGCTCCAAGGCTGGCGGCGGCTACACCGGCAGGGCCGCAGACGGCATCCCCGGCCGAGACTCCCTCACGCGCCTGGGCAAGCGCTACGGCTTCAAGGTCGTCGCATGAGCGGTTCCGCGACTGATCTCCGGGCCGATCCCGCGCAGGGCGCTGATTTCAGGGGTATCGGCGAGCACATGATCCTGCTCCAGCAGGACGAGGTGTACCGATCCTTCATGTACGTCGTCACCAGCATCCGCACACGCCGGACCGTGCAGGTCGCCACCCGCAAATACCGGTCCAGGAGGAAGCGCCGATGACGGCCATCGACTACGACCTCGAGTTCCTGGAGGACGGGAAGCGCATCCACTTGATCTCCATCGGGATGCGGCGCGACGACGACGCGGAGTACTACGCCGTGAACGCCGCCCTGGCTGCACGCTGGGGCTCTGGGCGCAGACTCCGCCGCCGGATCCGCCAGCACGCGTGGCTCATGGAGAACGTCGTCCCGCACCTTCCCAAGCCCTCCGGCGACTGGAACAACCACATGCCTCAGGGCTGGCTGTTCAACTACCACGACCCGGCCGTTAAGCCGCGCCAGCAGATTGCCGACGAGGTTATGGACTTCATTCGAGCTGCCGGTCCCGACGTCGAACTGTGGGCCAACTACGGGGCATACGACCACGTCGCCCTCGCCCAGCTCTGGGGCCGCATGATCGACCTCCCTGAGGGCGTCCCCATGTTCACCCACGACATCCAGCAGGAAGCCCGGCGCCTCGGGCTCAGCTGGGGCGACCTGCCCAAGCAGAACAGCGGCGAGCACCATGCCCTTGCCGACGCCCGCCACAACCAGACGATCCGACGCTGGCTCGCGCAGCACGCATGGAGGGGCGCGTCGTGATCCTCAATCTGACCCCACACCCGATCCGGCTGTACAGCAACGAGCGCGAGGACGGCATCGACGACCTCGAGCTGCACCTCGTCAAGGTCATCGAGCCAGAGGACGAGCCGGCTCGGCTTTCGACCATCGAGCTGGGCACGCAGGGCGGCGGCATCGAACTCGTCGAGTTCGGCCACCGCGCGAACGTCCCACGCAAGCAGGACGGCGTCCGCTACGTCGTCTCCCTCGTCGTCGCGCTGGCCCTCCTACCTCAGGGCCGCACCGACCTCCTCGTCCCGTACCGGGAAGTCCGCAACTCCACCGGCACCGTCATCGGCTGCCGCCAACTCGCCCAACCCGTCTAGAAGGGACCAGCTATGACCAGACTGCTCGGACGTGAACCCGCACTCCTACTCGGCATGATTGCCGCCGCGGTCAAGCTCCTCGGCTACGAACTCGATGTCTCCGAAGGAGTGCAGACCGGCATCAACGCCATCGCCGCCGGCGTCGTGGCCATCCTCCTGGCCATCATCGTAAAGACGGGGGCGTGGGCCGCCGCGATCCTCCAGACCGCGCAGGCAGTCATGTCGTTGTTCGTCGGCCTCGGCCTCGACTGGTCCGCCGACCGACAGGCCCTCTGGATGGGCAGCATCGCAACCGTCCTCGCCATCGTGGAACGCTTCATGCTCACCCCGCCCCTCTCCGAAACGAAGCTGGAGCAGACCAGCCCGATCAAGCCGGGCGCTCCTCAAGGCGTCTAAGGAGCACCGTTGGACGCCACCACCCTCGGCAGCCTCCTCGTTGGCGTGGGCGCAGTCGTCGGCGGCGTGGTGGCGTACCTCGGGAAGCGCTCAGAGAACGCCCTGACCCGCTTCAACTCGGTGACTGACCAAGTCCAAGAGGAACGGAACCGAGTCGACGAGAAGCTAGCCGCCGCGCAGGCCGAACTCGCTGCCCTCCACCTTCAACGGCACGAGGATCTCGTCGAGATCACCCGCCTACGCATGAAGGTCATCAACCTTGGAGGAGAACCGTGACCCGCACAGTACGCGTCCTCGCTGGACGCTGGCGCTGGATCGCGCTCCTGTGCTGGCTCGTAGCTCTCTCCGGAGCAGCGGTCATCATGTGGGGCCAGACAGATGCAGCAACGAGTCGAGCGGACCAACTCGCCGCCGAGGCCAACAAGCGTGGTGAGGCTGTCAGCACGCTGGCCGGTGACGTAAGGATCCTGCGGGCGCAGATTGAAGCGGGCGGCGACACTCCTGCCGCACCGGACCCGGCGCGGGCGGTCGATGACCTGCCGGACCGGGCCGAGGTACCGGTCCCGATCCCCGGACCACCCGGCCCGGCCGGCGTGCCCGGCGAGGACGGGGAGCCGGGAGACCCGGGCCCGACGGGCTCACCCGGCGCGGCTGGTCAATCCGGGCAGGACGGGTCCGACGGTCAGCCCGGCGCCGACGGGCAGCAGGGCCCAGCCGGACCGGAAGGACCACAGGGCCCCGCCGGTCCGCAGGGCGAACGAGGGGAGCAGGGGCCCCGAGGGGAGCAGGGAGAGCGCGGCCCGGCCGGACCAGCGTGCCCCGACGGGTACAGTCTCCAGCCCCCACCGGATGATCCCGACGCTTTGGTGTGTCGGCGTGATGGGGCACCGCCTGCCCCGTCGCCTACCCCGGAAGGGCCGGGCCTGCTGTCGATGGGCCTTGAGCCAAGCCGTCGACAGTACCCATGAGGGCTGGCACCGCTGCGCCTAGTACTCGCCCTCCATGCCCTTCTTCAATGCGGCAAGCTCGGGACCCTTCTCGGTAGCGGGCATCTGCCAGCGGAACGTCTGACCGCTGCCGTCGGTGTACAGGAGTACGCCACCGCGCTGGGCTTCAGTGATGTCGAACGCGACCGTGCGCCATGCCCAGGTGCCGGCCTTGATGGTGCCGCCGCCGGTGAACCCGTTCGGCGTGATGTTGCTGGCCTCGTTGTCGCCCTCGTCCAGCGCCTGGCCGTCTGGGGCGATCCACTGCCAGCCGCCGCCCTCGATCGGCGCGGACTCGGCGGCGTCGACTGCGTTCGGCGCCCTGTCCTTCACGGTGATGATCGCGAAGGTGCCGTTGAGGGCCGTGTTCCCCATAGCCTCCTTCTGGTACACGATCGTCGTTGGCGTGACCTCGAGCCCGCCTCCGCCGGCACCACCGTCGACCGGGCTCTCCGCGCCGATCGTCTCCACCGTCTTCCCCAGCGGCATCGGTTCCGTATCCGGGGCTGCGGAGTCCTTCCCGTCGCCGCCAGTGCCGGCGCCTTCGTCGGAGCAGTGCTCCATCCACTCCGCCTGGCTGAGACTCTGATCCGAGCAGTCCACTGCTGGCGTCGTCGACGGCTTCTCCTTCGCCGCCGACTTGTTGCTCGAGTCCTCACTGCCACCGCAGGCGGTGAGCGCGGCCAGAAGCAGGGCAGCCGTAGCCGCGGTAGCGCGAACGTGCATAGATTCCCCCAAGGTTGACCCAGAGCGGAACACGCTAGACCGCATGCGGAGAGTCTGTGCACGCCGTCACCGATCCGTGACCCTGACTCCCCCTCTGCTGAAGTCGCCTGACACAGGATGGTCAGGGGGAGCGCCTGAGCCACGGGCGAGCGAGCGGATGGTCGGCGTCCAACTCGTCTCGTATCCCTTCTTCGAGGCGCTCGAAGGCCCGTCCCGCCTCCATGCGCAGCTGCATCTGGGCTGTGTCTCTGTCGATTTGCGCCAGGGTATGGGTCATGTGGATGCGGCCGATGACGGCTCCCACCTCGTTGAATAGCCGGTTGACCTGCTTGCTGCCAAGCGAGCTTCCGCGAGCGCCAAGGCGTGCACGCTCAAGGCGAGGGAGTCGCATGTCCTCAAAGTCGGAGATCGCCTGAGTGGACTCGCTGGCCATGACGTACTGGCACCACTGTTGCTCAGCAAGCGCCTCCACGAGCATGTCGGCGTAGAGAGCCGATCGCTGCTCTCGGAGCCAACGGGAGTGTTCCTGCCGCAGCGCATACCGGAAGGCGAACCACGGTACGGAGATGGCGACAGCGGCAGAGAGAACGGCTGCTGCCGACACGATCAGGTTCTCGGGAGTCATCCGGGGAGCGTAGGGGCCAGGACTGACAAACGCGTCAACTAGGCACGCCGAACGGGATGCACGGGTGCTTGGGCCCGAAGGCTCGGGCGGGTCTGTCATCAAGCCGTGACACGACTGGAGCTCGTTTTGTGACCCTGTTCACACCGGTTGGCATTGTGGCACGGGTGCGCTGCGAGGACAGTGATCCGTGGCGCGGGGCCAACGAACATGAGGACAAAGCATGATTCACAGCCTCGACCGCGCGGCAGACCTCTTCGAGACCGCACAGACCCGCGCCTTGCTGGTCGACAATCTCCCCGTCGCCTTCGCGCCCTACTCCTTCTCTGAGCTCGCCAAGGCAGTCCGCGACCGGCCAGCCGCACCCCGCGGAGTCAGCACCCTTGGTCGCGAGTTCCGTCGAGCCGGGCTCGCCATGCACCAGGCCCGCAGTGCCGGCCACTGCATCAAGGCTGACGTAGACCAGCTCACTGAGTTCACACGCGCTGGTTGCAGATGGTGGGCAACGACCGTCGATCACGACGGCCCCGGCCTCGTCGCCACGCATGTGATCGAACCGTGTGCGCAGCACATCACGGATGGCGATCCCGAGCGGCGCGACGACGCCTATGCCGCTCTCCGGGCACTCGCAACCCGACTCGGCAGCTTCGGCGGCTTCCAGCAGCGGTGGACGCTGGACATCACCGACACTGCATGAGGGGACGCCTCTCGCTCAGCCGACGCGCTCCGTGAGATGGCGTTGGAGTGGTGGATAGACGCAGGGGCCGAGTGAGCAGCGTCCCCTGCGTGCATCGACGTTGTGTTTTCGGAGCGTCGTGCGAGCCAACCCCCATGACGCCGGATAGCGCATAACGTTCCCCTGAGCGCTGCCGGTTGAGCGGGGCGACCCTCGATAACATGCCATATCGCGGGCATTATTTGGGCTGATTGTCCGACTCTCGCTCAGCCGCTTTCATGAGCAACCGGATCTGCTCGCGCGTCCATCCGGTGATGCGCGCTACCTGCGCTTGGGCGCCTCGCTCGTCGGTGCTGCGCAGTACTGAGACGACCTCGGCTTGGAGGTCGGCGCGGGCGGCGTCGAGGGCCTCCTGTGCGTCGCGGTAGCGCTGGGCTGCGATTTCGAGCTTGGCGGTGTCCATGCTCGCCATCATGACATCCATTTGGCCAAGTTGCTAGGCCGAACCGCTTGACAATGCCAAGTCGCTAGGCCAAGCTGAAGGGCATAGGAAGTGGCAAGCGAGGGAGACCGGAAGATGAATCAAAGCGACTGGGACGAGATCGACGACTGCACCTGCATTGAGTACTGCGACGAGGACCCGAGGACCTCGTGCCGACTCTCCGGCAGGCCGCACGTCCACCCGGAGGACCCGAACCACCCCGGCGCCTACGGGCCCTGCCCGGTCCACCCGGATCGGCCCGGTGACCACTGAGCAGGAGTGGCGA